TTGTTATTTTTGTTTCAGTAATTACTTTTAAAAAAACAAATAGTTTATTTTTACTAATTTTAATTTGGGTATTTGTTTTTGGGTCTATATTTGCAGTCAAAGCAAGCGTAGATAAAGAAATTAAAAACAAAGATATTGTTGACACTTTATTATCAACATTTTTATCGGTATTTTTAATTGTTGGGTCAACATTATTAGCTGCACAGCCAACCATTCTTGGTCGTGCTTTTGAAAATACGGTGGGTTATTGGTGGATAAACAATGATACATTGGCTACAGAAATGGCAAATGTATTTGACAAACAGACGAATGAACTGGATATTAATTTGATTATTACACAAATGTTTTCATCCGATAATAAACAAGAATTTAATGAATATATTCAAAATTTTAATGAGGCAAATCAATTTAATGGTGTTACATTAAAAAAAGATGCTACTACAAATAATTTGTATGACAATTTTGTAGTTAAAAAGAATGATGTTTCCAAAGCAACTCTGGCTTCTTTAGCAACAATTATTGCACTGTATACTTCTTATATGCCAATTACTACACCATGGATTAACGTTTAACAATAGTTTGCATTTGTCACTGTGTCCCAGTTAATTCCGTGGGAATTTGCCCACTTCTTTTTGGCGCACACGGCATTTCCGCCGGCCGACCATCCTGAATTTGCAAAGTCAAATTTGCCGTCTTTAAAACCGGGAGCATTATTGACTGCATCTGCAGAACCACTATTTACCTTACCTTGTTCGGGTTGTATGCAGTAATTTTTTTCTCCGTCTTTTTCAATTTTCCAAAAGTCGGGGCAAGATGTCTGAAGTTTGGGGAAATTGTCTGTCTCTTTCTGTTTAGACATTGTCCATCCTAAAAATGCTAAAACAAGAATTAAAACGACAACTGCAATTGTTAAAACTGTTGTGTAAAAACTGTCAAATCCTACATTTGGCGTTGCGTCCGACATTCCAAGTGATGAGCCAATTGATGATATAGTTGAACCTAATCCAGTTGTTTGTCCTTGTCCTTGTCCTTGTCCTAAAAAACTCATTATATATTAGTTCTCTATAAAATTGTCTGCATCTATTTTATTATATTATGTCTAAACCAGGTTCATCTGTTTCAAATGCCTATAATAATAAAATTTTGGATTTAGCAAGATACAATGGTCGTGTGAATTTGATGGAAGAACCCGACCCAGCTATTCAGTTCCAACTTGCAGAGAAAGTAGCTATTAAAAATAAAGCCACTGAATACCGTGGTGCAATTGCTGGTGAATGGGAAGACAATATGTTAAGTCAGGTTTTCTTCTCTGCAGGAAATATCCAGATTTTGCAAAATGGAATTCGCGCTGGCGTTTACAAAATGTCTAAGCAAGAATTCACTGTTTTGCCTCAAAATCCAGATACTTTGAAAATCATTATGCGAAGCATTTATATGCAGTATGCCCAGCATTTTCCAACGGGTGTCACTGCACAAGTAGAGCGATTAAACCAGTTGGTTTTGGAATATGCCGTGCCCAATGTGTTTAATGAGGCGGTTGGATACATCAAGTATCGCGAAGATATTAGCACACTGGTGGTTCCGCTTGCTCTTCCGACCAAGATTGACCGAGATTATAAGGACCTGGATTCGAGTCGGGAGTTTTTCGTCAACACTCGATAAGTGAACCAAGGTTCCCTTATGAACCCTCCTTTTCTTTTTTTACACCTTTGCGAATTTGAAATCCACAAAGGTGTAATGTATTGTATAAAGCAAAAAAAACAGAGAAACTTCTCTGTTTTTTTTATTTTTATTTTTGTAGGGTGTAATTAAAAAAAAATATACAAATGAAAAGGAGGGGGTTTAAGCCGTCAGGCTTCGCCTTTGGGGCGTAAGAGAAGCTCCGCTTCTCTGAATACCGTCGGTTTCCTTTATTCGTCGTCTGTCGTAAGCAATTTGCACATCATATCCGCCTCAATATTGACCGGTTGGTTTCTAAACAAATTGTAAATAATCTCGTCATCTCGAAACCTCGCCGTATAGTCTTGCTGAACATTGTTTCTGCCAACACGTCCCAATGCCTGGATTGTCTTTTGTTGCGACATATTTGTCAAATCCTTGCCAATGATTTCGTGGCAAAACTGGTAATTGGTTCCGTAAATGTAGTCGGACGATGCAATAATCATGAACAGCCGTTTCTGGTTTGCCATTTCCTTGACTATTTCCGTGTATGCCGTGTTTTCCTGGTATTCAAATGACCCAATACCCAGTAAAAGCAGGATTTTAAGTCGGTCATCAATCTCCAGTTCCATCACTTTCTTCACTGTATCTGGGTCAATGTTCGGAATAAATGCTTGTTCCACAGTTTTTGGCACCCATATATCCTGGTGTTGAACCGTGTTTGGAACATACACTGCATCCAGCGACAAAATCTTGATTTGGGATTTGAGGTCGCGGATTTCTTCGTCTATTCTACGCGCAGTGGGCGACGACAATTCATCGCCAGACATTTTCTTGTCTTTGGTTGAAATTGTTCCCAATTCGTCTTCCAATGTTTTTTCCAGTTTTGCAATCTTTGCAACAATTGCATTGTTCTCGCCCAGTTTTCGAAACAGTTCATCAAATACTGTTTTGGGAATATTGGACTGCTGGATGTAAAAGTTGCAGATAGTTTTGATGTTTTCGGTCAAATAAATGGTCGGACCATCTGTGAGTGTATGTGCATCGGCGGTTGTCAACAATATTCCACCGGAAGCCAAAGAACTCGCTTTTGCCTTATCTATGTAAGATGGTTCGGAACTCACGCTGGCAGTTCTTGTAAGTGGTTTCCCGGATGCCGAAGGCTTGGACCCCCCCATACTCGAGGTCTTTTTGATTTCATTCGTATCAAACTTTCGCCGCATGGTTATGCTGACATACTTTTGAATCGTTGGCCACGCTTCTTCTTTTAAAGTTTTGATTAGCTCCAAATAATATATCTTGATACTGTTCATCTTTATTTTACTGATGTCGTTTTCAAAGTAATTCTCTGGCATATACTGTTCCGGAATGAATCCGGAGGTTTTCAAATACTCGATAAATTGTATAATCTCCTTCAAATCGAAATAACGCAACAATGTTTTATTATCGTTGCAGTATTCTGCACACTGTTGCAGCTTATTATAATCCTCGAACATATTGTGGGGACAAATGGAGAATCCAGATTTGTTCAGTATAGAAATGGATTTGTTGAAATCGTAGCTCTCAATGGTTGTTAAAACCACATTCTCGAATTTTGCTCGGAAATCCATAATCATTGGCATCAGCATTTCCTCTTTTGGCAAAGTGGCCGATGACAAAACCATGTTGGGGATTTGATTCTCCGACCAGTTGCGATGAATGATTTCATGAAGCGGATGCGTGGCGCAATCCAAACCAATGGTTGGTTCATCCCAGTATGTGATAATGCGGTCTTTATTGTTGAACGATAACATATAATACATGGCAATCAAATACGATTTTGCGTCGCAAATAATGAGTTCAACCTTGGTGCCAACACTGTTGTCAACTTTGCCGATACCACCCGAACGACTGTTGATTTTATAGGCGGCGGCTGCAAAATAGTGCAGACGAATGTCCGTGGCGGTGTCGCAACCAAAGGCAAATGCAACACATTTTTGCGCGGATATTGCCGATTTTGCCAAAGCCATTCCGACGTGTCTGGCTGCGCAAACGAAAATGACGCGGTGATTCTTGATAAGCCCAATTGGCGAAAGCGTTTTTCCAGTACCGGTGGGTGCAATGTATAAAACGAGATTGGATGTGGAGTTGCGATTTCTTGTGTGTGACTGGCGGAACACATTGAACAAGCGTTTTTGGTGGTCGTATAAAGAAATGTCTCCATACCTGAAAAGGTTTGGGTTTTTCTCTATGAATTCGTATGCGTTTCGCAAAATATTTGACAACTGCATTTCAGAATTCACGGTTTTGATACATAAGTCAACAAAGTTTAAAACATGTTTGTTTATGTTTTCGACGCTGATTTTCCTTAGCTGGATGAGCGTATACAAGTAGAAAGCATACTTGCTGTTTCCTGTTGAAAACAGGGTCATCATCTCTTTAACAAAGTTGAGAAAGATGTATTCAATAATGGTTGAACTCATCTGTTCAATGTTGGAATTCATGTTGTTGAGCCGGATTGTGTCGGCTGTTTTTAACTTGTCTAGCTTGACGTCTTTGATGGATAAATCAAATTTTTCACCAGATGCAATGTCTTTGACAATTGGTTGGAAGAATTTTTTGTAAAAGTATGTTTCAATCAAGTCTGATTTCTCTATTTTTGCATAGCTGAACAATGACTTGTTGTTGTTGTGTTTGATATTCACGTTGGAATATCCCTCGATAATTAGGTTCAGAACGCGCTTTTCATCTTCGGAAACGGGGACCTCGACGGATTCCCATTCGGATTTGGTGAGTTTGGTTTGTTGAGTAGTGTCCATTTTTTAAAATTTTGATTTAATTTTGATGTATTATTTAATACTTATCTGTTTAAGTATTAAATAAAAATTCAATTTTGAGTAGGGGAACGTAGTTCCCCCTACGACCCCCTCCTTTTTTATTAGCTTATACTTACGGTTCCGCTGTGAAAAGCGACAAATCAATATTGCACTTTCTCACCGGCTCATCATCATTGTCTTCTTCCAAGTCATCATTTGTTTTCTTTGCAGCCGCTTCTTTTTTGGCCTTTGGTTCATAAACCACTTCCCAACCACTTGTGTCTGGATGATAATTCGAGCTATTTGTCTTAATAATCCGGTAATTCTCCTTCTTGAAAAACGCCCTTCTCTTTATCCATTGTTTCTGGAACGGTTCGTGGCTGTCCACAATATCTACTACAACCGGCATTTCGTGGTCTGACCTAAGAATTCTCCCCACCGACTGTTCAATGTCTGTTTTAGGCGTGACCATCACAATGGTGCAAAGTGTTTTTATATCCAGTCCTTCCGCCGCCATTGCGTAAGTGGCAATCACCACTTGTTTATCTTCAGTCTTTTTCAGTGCGGCTTCTTTCATTCCGCCCACATAGTAGCCCACCGTCGCAAATCCCTGCTCCAATATTGCATCATGAATATATTCCAAAATGCTCCGATTGTGTGCAATCACCATGATTTGCTGGCTCGGGTTCTCTACAAACATATCTTTTAAAACACGAATAATAAAATCGGTGCGCGGCCGATAATCACACAACTTGGATATCATCGTGCTGAACGCCGGATTGCCGCGGAAATCATACTCCACCTTGGCAAATTCACGGTCGCCACTTTGATACTGGATTGCGCGGACCTGTACATACCGCTGTTTCTTCTCGGTCATTCGATACAAAATATCCCCCAAAAACATCTTGAATACGTAGGTGGTGCCGTCCTTTCGGTCCATGGTCGCGGATAAACCCAGTGTATACTTGGTGACAATCTTGAAAAGAGAACATGAGAAAACTTCCGAACCAATGTGGTGCACTTCATCTATTAAAAGTAAGCCAAAGGATGAAAATAGAGAATCCGCATAATCCTTCATGGAGAGACTTTGCAACATCCCGATGACAATGTCCTTTCCTTCAATATCAATGATTTGACCCTGGATTCTGCCTACACGCGCGGTCGGCAAATACTGCTGGATTCTCTCCATCCACTGATTCAGTAAAAACTCTTTATGCACAATGATAAGCGTCTTCTTCTTCATTGTGGAAATGATGTTTAGACCAATGACGGTTTTGCCGGCACCGCAACCCAATGTGACTAACCCGCCACTACACGACTTGGTATATGCTTTGACAACATCTTGTTGATAATCGCGCAACGAACCCGCAAAAGGGATGTCAATATCGTCGCCTTCTGGGATTTTTATCTGCTTTGGAAACCCAAAGTTCTCGGTTCCAAAAAAACGGGGAACATACATTTTCTGGGTGGATTCGCGATAGGCGGGGAAAGAAGCGGTTGTTGCCATGGGTGCACCAGGAGTTTGGGGACGGATTGTAAGCGTATCTTTAATATATTTTATTTGGTCTTCAGACAATTCAGATTTGAGTATGGTGTATCCCTTTGGACCCAGATATGTGGAGAGAGTTTTAGGCATTTCTTGGAAAACGATTTTCTGGGGTTTCTTATAAAAATTTGGTTTCATTCTTTGGTGTATACTAGATATATATTTAGAATTATTTCTAATTTGTTTTATAAACTATTAAGGGAAACCTACGGTTTCCCCTATGACCCCTTCCCTTTTTTTAGTTTGGGATTATAAGGCGTAAAGAAGCTTCGCTTATCTGAATACCTTGGTTCCCTTATAATCCCTCCTTTTAATTATAAAAATTAAGGGAACCAAGGTTTATTTTAAGGGAAGAGTCAAAGAGAAACCGTAGGTTTCTTTTAAGGGAAGGGGTCATAGGGGAAACCGTAGGTTTCCCTTAGTTTCCCTTAAAATAGTTTACTATAATATATAAATGAACTTTTCTGCATATTATCAGTCATTGTCAAAAATGGAATTTGGAATGTTGGCGCTTTTTATTATTTATTTAGTGATGGACATTTACCCTCCAGAGATACTGGCTTCTTACGTTGACACTTCTCTCGGGATGGTCGGAATTCTCTTGGTTACACTTTACGTTTTCATGACTTACAATCCCATTTTAGGAGTTGTTTTCCTGTTTGTTGCTTACGAAATTGTAAGAAGAAGCGCGCGAGTTAACAACCGTGTTCCGATGATGTTGCATACACCATCACAGGCAAAGAAGGATGCTGAGTTATCCGAAATGAACCCACCATTGGCCACCAGTTTGGAGGAGGAGGTGGTGCAACAAATGGCGCCGGTTGGAAAAAGCAGTTTGATTAGCTATACAATGAGCGAATACAAACCGGTTTCTTCAGATATCCATAATGCGTCAATGGCCATATAAAGGGAACTCGTAAAGGGAACTCGTCGTTCCCTTTAAATCCCATACTAAAGGGAACTCGTCGTTCCCTTTTAATCCCATACAAAAGAAAACTTGTTGCCTCCCTTTATAATCCCAGAAAAATAAAGGGAGGGGGTATGGGGCGTAAGAGAAGCTTTGCTTCTCTGAAACCGTAGGTTCTCCCAAAATTGAAATCTTTTTTTGTATTTTTACAAAAGGCATAAAACCCAATATATATTATGACTCAAATCAAAATATATATCTTAAAAAACTCAAAGTATTAAAATCTCAAAGTATTTATCTTATTTTATAAAAATGAACACCGTATTCAACATTGGAACATGCGTGTCTGGAACTAATATACCAGGAGTGTTTTCAATTGGAAGTTGCGTTTCGCACGAGGAAGAAAAACAAGAACAAGAGGAACTGAATATCGAGCCATCACGAAACTGGATTGTTTGCAAAGGATATGAGAAGAACCGATACAAACAGGACATATACTTCATGGGTCCAACTCCAGAATCTAACTGGCTTATTCGCAAACTGTTTGCAGTGGGAAGTTATCCCGACAGACCTGGTTATTTAAAATCCATTTTGGATTCGGGTATTGACGTGTTTGTATCTTTGAACGCGGAATATGGAAAAAAGGTTGGAAACAGCTATTTTCCAAGGTATGAAGATAAATTACCTTCAGGTTGCATGTTCATTCACGAGCCAATTGAAGACATGGAAACAGTCAAAGACGAAATTATTGTTGTACTTGCTGAAAAAATTGTGGAACTATTGCAAATGGGCAAAAAAGTTTATTTGCATTGTGCGGGAGGACATGGTAGAGCTGGAACTGTGGCGGCAGTTGTGCTCCATATGTTGTGTATGGAGTTGACAGAGACCGAGCTGTTTGAATATATTCAGTATGCGCATGACCAGCGAAAAGAGAACTACTTTGGAGCTAAGACTTTTGTTTATAAGATGCCCAATGACCCAATGGCACAATATTTCTGCAATGGACAGGTGCCTTCTCCGCAAACAAGTGACCAGCGCAATCAGGTAAGACGAATTGCGCGTTTCCTTTGAAAAAATTCTTTACAAAAAATGTTATAAAAATGTATTTGTATTTGTATAAAAAATGTTATAAAAATATTATTGTATTTGTATAAAAAAATTAATTAATTAAACCGTCGAAGAATTAAAACGGCACAAAGTGCCGTTTTTTTTTCTAGGTTCGTGACCGATAACCATTTAATAAGGCACGCAAAGCGTGCCGTTTTAAATGTTCATCGGTTTAAATTAAAAAAAAGGACTTTGTTCCTTTTTTTTGGTCAAAACCATAATTTTATTCAATTGCCGGTTTTTTCGGTCAAACCCATAATTTTATTCAATTGCCGGTTTTTTTGGTCAAAACCATAATTTTATTCAATTGCCGGTTTTTTTGGTCAAAACCATAATTTTATTCAATTGCCGGTTTTTTCAAAAACCCATTGTATGCCAACAATGGCATTAAAATCGTCATTATCGATAAAATAGTCATAGACCCATATTGGATTTTTCTGCTTGTTGTATTTGTAAACATGCGAATATAGGATATGAACAATATTATACCAATTCCAGCAGTAACAATATAAATTGTATTTGCCGATTCTTCGGTTGCTCGGTTTGATACAAGTGTCAATACATAGGTTAAACATAATAAAATTCCAAACATTATAAAAACCCACGTCAAAATAGATGTCATCAATTTTGTGTCCGCCGGTTTTGCATTTGTATCTGTTTGGGTTACATACTCACATTCAATTTCATCTTGAACATTTTGCCCTTTTGATGCCCTAAATGCAGAAGTGGTTATTGATTTATTTTTACCAATTTTAATTGAGAATTGTGATATTTTGTCAAATACATCAGTCATTGCATTTTTTATAGTGACAGAACTGTTTATGTAAACAAGTTCTTCAAAGACAAAAACGTAATTTTTACTTGTTTTATAACAAACAATCTTTGGTTTATTTTTTTTGATTTTTGCATTTAAATCAAATACCGAGTCAGGTTCTAGTTCCATTGGATTAGCCGAATTTTTTTGCAAAATTACAGGCACTACTACATAAAATGTGGTGTTGTCTGATTTCTTGTGCTCCAAAACTAATTCGGCATTACTTGCAGAATCGTTTGCTAAAATGTGGGATTTTCTAGTAATAGTAGCCTTTACACAAACACCGCTAATATAGATGCTTGACCCATTGTGGGTAAATGATGCGGAAAAATTTTGGTTTAATCCGTAAAAATTGAGCAAATATGGATTTGTACCATTTACGGAAGCAACGGGATATGAATATTGTATATTTGCCGTTTTGTTTTCGCGAATATCATTTGTTGTTAAATTTATTCTTGACATTATATAATGCTACTATATTTTATTAATACTAGAAACTATTTTTTCTAATCCAAGTGCAATTTTGCCATTATTGCCATTATTGCCATTTCCATTATTGCCATTTCCATTATTGCCATTTCCATTATTGCCATTTCCATTATTGCCATTGCCATTATTGCCATTATTGCCATT